ATGGCTGAAATGCTCGCCGATTCAGACGCCCAATCTATGATGGTTGATAGACGCTTGAAAGCAACAGACGAGTTTTCAGATTTGATAGATGATGGAACTGCTGTAACCGATTCAGTTTTTACAGCGAATCAATCCGACTTTGCTGACTCTCTTCTATCAGCCTATGATAGCCGATTCGCTGATGGTGATGAGGCAATCCCCAATCCAGATGTTGAACTCTCATTCCCAATTATCAGTCGCAAACAGGCAATCAGTTTAGACGATGTGGAATGGGCTATCAGAACTTTAGATGATGAAGCGGCTGTGTTGTTGGGCCAACAGGCCACAGGAATAGCCACAACCAATCTGACAGCATACGAAGGTTCGCTCGCATTAACAGTCACAGGAACAGGCATAGCGGCGGCTTTGGGTTCAGCCGACACTATGGCACTGTCGTATTGGAATAGACGATGGGTGCTACCTGCACTACGCCGAACCGTTGGCTCATATCGCGGGTCGGTAATCGGGGTGTTCCAGAATATGATTCAACGCGGTGAGTCGTGGGCGTGGGCAAAGAGGGAAATGAAATCCTTGATTGACCCGTCCGGTGACAAATATCCGACTTACTATTACGAAAGAATCGCCCGAACTGAAACTCGGCGTGTTGTTGAAGGCGGGCATCTATCGGGATTGAGGCAGGCCGGCTTTGTCTATGTTCAGCGATTGGTTGAAGAGGATACTCAAACCGATAAAGAACTCTGTTCACCATTTTCAAATGAAATATATCGGCTGTCCGAGTCGGGTGGTGTTTTACCGGCTCATCCAAATTGCCGTTGCACATTTGTTGCGTATCAAGGCGCACCAAAAGAACCACTTGACTCATCTGATGTGTTACGGCCCACACCAGAGGGGTCAGAATGACAGTTAATTTTTTAGCAAAACTCGGTTCGTTTTCAGTTTTTGGAAAATCGTTATTGTCTAAGGGTAAGGATTTCAGACAGAGGCAAATACCATCCATGCTTGATAGAATGGCTCAACGAGTTTTGACAGACGCAAAACGAACTGCGCCTGTTGATACGGGTGCGTTGCGAGCATCGGGCCGAGTTGAATCACCGGAAAAAAATGTGAGAGTCGTTGCTTTTGGCGGTGCGGGAACAGGCGTGGATTATGCACAGGCTGTGGAATACGGCACAGCGACTCGGCCACCGTCACCATTTTTACGAAGGGCGGTTCTCAAAAATAAATCATTTATGAAATCTGTTGGCGTGACTGCTGTTAATAAATTGTTCAAAGGGGGAATCTAATTTGCCAACAGATAAATCTGTAATTGATGTTCAGATAACTACGAATACAATTTTGGTTTTCATTGTCAGTATTCCGCTCGTTTTTGTTTTCATCATATTGTCATATCAATTGATAACTCAAGCATTTGTTGATGCTGATGTTCGTGAATCCATTGAGTCGTATATCGCTGTTCTCGGAATCCTTAGCGGCCCTGCATACATGACAATATCCAGATTCTTTGACCGATGGAATGCCGAACAGGATGAAGAGATAGAGCGAAAAAGGCGTGACCACAAAACAACCGATGATTTGAGGCGAGCAGGTTTGCCGACTCTGAATGCTGATGAAGAGGAATAATAAGGGCCACTTCGGTCTGATTCGTGGAATCAACCCCGAACTAACGGGCATCGTTCTCGTAACCGCCTAATGGCAATATAAGCGAGTCGGCTTCCACATATAAACCTTTACATTGATAGATGAAAACAGTCAGATACCAAAACAGTTATAAGTGGGTGGCCCCTACCATCACACATGAGCAGAAGGATACGAATTGAATTGGTGAGCGAGATAACCAACAACACTTGGGTTAAGGAGATTGAATCTCGTCACGCAGTTTGTTGGATTAAAGGTGTTACATCAACCGGATGGAATGTGGTCGGTATCAAGGAGATGCCGATTTTCCATTCATGATAACACACTTAAACCGCCTATCCACACCTGCCCGTCATGGGCGCATCTATTGAAGCCGCGACTGTCATTCGCGATGAAGCGAAGTTTGATTCTCTCCCTGCCGATTCACAGCCGGTTGAAATCCATTATCAATTCATAACACCTTTTCAAAAGGCATCATACAAAGCACAGGATGAAGGACTTGATGAGAACGATGTTGTGATTGAAGGGCCGGTTTATGTCGGCAACGAAGCCATGCTTGATAGGCATGGGGAACTCGTTGATGTTGATGCTATCATGGGTGCGTGGGATGACTACGCTAAGAATCCGGTAATCCTGTTCAACCACAGTAAAACATACGGCGTCATTGGAAAAATGACAGAAGTGAAACTCGGTGGTTGGGATGGATTAGACGGTAAAGTTCCAATTGGCAGGGCAGTCATAGATGGTGGTGAGGGTGATATAACTCGCAAAATCCGCAAAGGGATGCTCAAGGCATTCTCAATCGGGTTCATAGCAAAGGCGGCTGTCAAAGAATGTATAGATGGTGACGAAGAATCATGTTATATTCGTTTTACTCAAATTGAATGGGTTGAAACTTCTGTCGTTGATGTGCCTGCTTCACCAGATGCGTTGTTCGCTGTTGAAAAGCGAGTCGTATGGGGCGGCAAATCATGTGCCGTCTGTGAGTCAGATGATTCTGATGATTCTAATTCTAAAGAGGCAGTCGGTGTTGATTTATTCACAACAGAAGAGGAAGCATTAGACAGAGCCGAAGAATTAGGGTGTGAGGGGAAACACACACACTATGACGAAAATGGTGACGAACTATTCATGCCATGTGAATCTATGGAGGAATATGAATCAGTCGTTGGTGAAGGAGATGATGAATTATTATCTCTTCAAGGACTCACTGAAATTGTTGATGGACTCGCTATCGCTGTTGATAGGTTAGTGAAGAGGGATGAGAACCGTGAATCAACGGACTTTTCCGAATCGGTTAATAACCCCGTCATTGAAGGGTTGGGTTCAGAGGGAACTGAAATGACCGATGAAGAGATTACTGAAATCGTTGAAGAGGAAACCGCTTTGGTTGAGTCTGAAATCGTTGAACCTGTTGTTGAACCTGTTGAAATCAAACAGGTTGAACAGGAGATTGAAGAGGAAATACCAGAAGAGGTTGTTTCAGAAGAGGCAGTTCCAGAAGTTTCAGAAGAGGCAGTTCCAGAACAGCCTGTGGAATTGGCTAATGAAATGCCAAAGCCGGCAGAGGTTTTACTTGAAGTAGTTAAGGCACTTTCATTCTTAGACGCGACTGTGACCGAGATGAAGAACACACTTGACACAGTATCAGAATTACAAACTCAAATAGATGAATTGAAAGCCTCACTAAGCGAAGTCACAGAAGCGAAAGCAGTGGCTGAACAGGAGGCATTAATAGAAGCGGAGGTAGCAAAGAGGGTTGCGTCAGTTATTGGCGAAACCCCAACAACCCCTGCTGTGGCAGAGCGCAAAAGCGCGACTGCTGATACACATACACCAACAGGTGTGACCAGACTTGACCCACAGCCCGAAGTTAGCAAAGGGATGAACGGCCTCGCGAATTGGTTGGAAAACCAACTCGCAACCAGAGGCGCGGAATAGGGTCAAACAAAAAAGGTGATTTAGAATGACTGACGAAAATGAAATCCAATTTAGCGACATGGTTGAACGAGTAAAGAATGCGTTGGCAGGCAGTAGTGCCGCGACCGGCGCAACAATGCTACCGACTGAAACATCAGATGAGATAATTCAATTGGTGTATGAGCGAAACTTTATGCGAAGTTTATTCTCCGCTATGCCAATGAACAGAAGAATGGTAAATGTGCCAAAACTAACCGGCTCTGTATCATTCCATCAGCAAACTCTTGATGCTACTACATCGGGAACTGCGGCGACCGAATCAAGCCAAACAACTTCTGAAATCACATTGGAACTTAAGACAATGATTGCGAATGTTCCAATCGGTAACTATCTGATTGCATACGGTGTTGAAGGATTGCTCGCAGTGCTTCGTGACGATATTGCTTCAAGACTCGCATACAACGAAACATCACTTCTAATCAACGGTGACACAGTAACCACCACTTCATACGCTGACAACATCAATGGTGCATATAACGCATCAACCAATGTGACAGGTGTGAATGCAACCAACAATGATTACCTACTATCCTTTGACGGACTGCGAAAATCGGCGGCGGCCTCCGCTGTATCAGTTAGCGGTGTATTTGCTGTGGCAAACCTTCGCACAGCAATCTCAAACTTAGGCAGTTATGCGGACAATCGCGATGAACTCGCACTAATTGTTCCACGCAACCTTGAGGTTCAAATGCTCGGTCTAACTGAATTACAGACTGTTGATAAGTATGGCGCAGGTGCAACAATCCTTAGCGGCGAACTTGGCCGAATCTATGGTATCCGAACATTTGCTACCGGCGCAATCAATACCAACATGAACTACTTAGGTGTCTATGACGGAACAACCACAACTCAAACTGTGGCAATTTTGCTCAACACTCGTAGCCCATTAATCGGTAATCCAACAGACGCTGACCGCCGATTTAGCATTGGTTTCCATGACGAACCAACAAAGGATAGATTCGTTCTCATCCCACGACAGGATATTGCATTCGGGGTTCGCTACACAGACGCTGTGTGCCTATTGCTCGGAATTGATGTAATCTGAACCGGCTAAATAGCCCAATCAGTTTAATCACGGATAGCGTTAGCCCGCGAGGGCAAACCGCTTAAACCGGCAAATCAGAGGGTGTAGTATGGCGGCAGTGGATTATTGCTCTTTGGCTGATGTTGAAACATACACAGGCATTAATTTCAGTGATGGGATAGGGCCGTCTGATTCTGAAATAGCGACCATGATTACAGATGCTTCGCGGCTTTTGGATTTATATGCGGGTCGGCAAATCAGCGGCACTGTCACACACACGACATACTTTGATTCAACATACAATATGAGGCACATAGTATTGCCATACCGCCCTGTTGCGAGCGTCACATCTGTCAAGACCACTGACAGCACAGGCGCACTAACGACTTTGGTTGAAGGGCGTGATAGAGCGTCTGATGATTGGTGGTTATCTGATGGGCCGGCGGGCATCGTCCGTTTCCACAACTTGTTAGCCGATACTTTGGTTAATAGAATAGTGATTGAATACATATCGGGCGAGGCGACCGTTCCCATTGAAGCAAAAATGGCCTGTGTTTTCATGGTCGCTCGTAATGCAATTAGGGCCGCTTTCAACGATGAAAATTGCACCGACCGAATAAAGGAGATGTGGTCAAAATTACTTGAATCAACCGAGTCCGAATTGGCTGAACTGATGGCGAAAATCAAAGCCGACTCAAATGTTGGTGTTGCTGTTCACGGACTCGCCGGAGATTACGGACTGAATTGAGGTGTCTATGTATGGCGATAGCGGATACAGGTGTGCCAGCAACAAATCCACACTCGGTTATTGCTGAACTCATCACAGATAATTTGGTTTCACCCGATGGGGTTTGGACGCCGGTTGTGAATGCAACATGGTTAGAACATAAAAAACAAAAGACATATCAGATTTGTCTATCGCCGCTGTATTCAGATAGTGACCAATTCACGCTCACAGGTGGCAACAGCACAACAGAGCCGAGAATCGCGGGGGCGTATTATCTGATAACCCTCTATGCGCCGAGTCGGGATAACCTGTGGCTTCTGTATCGCAAACTCATGCTCGTTCTCAATAATGAAACTCTCACAGTGCCTCAATCGGGCGGCACTTATGCAGGTGTGGAGGGTAGTGATTATCACTTTATTCGGGTTGAACGAAGCGAACAGACCAAAACAATTACATTGAAAGACCCTGCCTGCGGGCCACAGGAACCCAAAAATGCTACCTGTGATGGATACATGGCGCAGGTCACAGTCCAGATTAGATGGAATGAATAGGTGAAAAAAATGGATTATGAAAAAATGAAAAAAAGCGAATTGATTGAACTTTGTGGTGAACGAGATTTATCTGTTGATGGAACGAAAAATGCGTTGATTAAGAGATTGGAAAAATCAGATGTGAAGCCGGTCAAAAAGTCAGAGCCTGTGAAAGTGAGCAAAGCCAAAAAAACAGTCGCTCTATCTGATGAAGAGTTCGTCCGTGACGCATACCAAACCATACTCAAGAGAGATGCTGACTCTGGCGGATTAGCACATTATGTTCAACAATTGAAGGGTGGCCGTGACAGAAGTTTTGTCATTTCTGACTTGGAAAATAGTAACGAAGCCAAAAATCTGTGATACCGCAACGCTCAATAGCGAGTTAGCGAATCATTTTTGGTGTGCCTTACAAAGACCCTGTGCGCCGCGCTGAATATAACAGGTCATACCAACGAAAATACTACCAAAGTCAGAAGGACAATTACAGGAAAAGAGCAAAAAAACGAAGGCAAAAAATCAGAGCATGGTTTAACGAATACAGACGGAACTGCGAATGTGAAAATTGTGGGTTATCCGGTGAAGAATGTGCTTGGTTGATTGAGTTCCATCATCGGAATCCAGATGAAAAGGAGGATGAGGTTTCATTTTTAGTATCATCCGGCTATTCAATAGAACGAATAAAAAAAGAGATGGCAAAGTGCGCCACCCTATGCCCGAATTGCCATCGGTTACATCATTGGAACGAAAAAATTGAAACAGGGAAATCGGTATATTCTAAGTCGGCTACGAAGCGCAAACCATTAGGTAATCACAAAAGCAATACTGCGAAGCGCAAACGAAAACAGCGTGAACGGAATGCTCGTAAAAAAGCAAAAAGTGATAAAAAAAATTAGTCAGACACCGGAACCTTTAATAAGGCAACCCCACTACGAAGTAACATGACAGAAGCCGCATCAGAACCATCGGGTGAAATTGAACCCTGCCCTTACACAGAGGGTTGCACAGGCCATCAAATAGGCCATCACCACGAAGGTTTAGGTGAAACTTGGTGGGTATGTTCAGAATGTAATGTTGGGGTGTGGTATTAATGTCGGATGAAATCATGTATCAAATAGTAGGACACTACTGCGCTCTCTCGCCAGAGAATCTAACCTGTGATGGGATGCTTAGTCTGTCGCAAATCAAAGGGCGGCAAAGGCGCATTCACAGAGATTTGAACTCATGCTTCGCCGCGCTCGGTCGCAGGGTTACTGAACATGAAGCATTCTGTTGGTCAGAAGAACAATACCAACTTGAACAGGCTCGTAAAGCGAAACAACCTGTGGCTGATGAACCGATTGACATTAACGACTATCTATGAATGAGGTGATGAATAATGGGTGCAGAGATTCGTGGATTTTACCGTAAGCCAACACCTGTCTTTGATGAGCGTCAAATGGCAATCATCAATCAGATGATTAAGGATAGTGAGCATGGTTGTTCTAATCCTGTCACGAAACCGGAATTGGGCATATCAGAACCGTGTGGTCGTAACTCGCCCGAAGTAGTTTTATTCACTACACCAGAGGGATACAAACTCTGTGGTGCGTGTCATTACTTGACGAGAGGTGATTAAAATGAAACATGGGCGACTTAGACCAGATGAAAGAACAGCCGAAGAGGATGAGCGTATCAAAGAATTGCTCGCTCGGCGAAGGCGGCAACTCAATGATGAAGGGTGGGTTGAAAATCGGAATGCGAAATCTCCTATTGGAAATCTATCAAGACTCTATGGTTCACGAAAGAGAGCGGCAAAGCGAAGGGAGGTATCAGAATGATGCCATGTGGTTGTGGACTCTGTGAACGGTGTCGCTATGTGAGGTGGCCGTGATGCCTGTCGCTAAGAGTATTGCTTATGCCGAATATCGGATACTGAAACTCATACTTGAAAAAATAGATTTGCGAGAATTAGAATCTGAATTGGTTGATGAGAATAAAGAGGCAACGAGAACTCGCTTTGACACAGCCGCTGTGAATACTTTGAATTGGATTGAATCAAGAATGAAGGTGCGTCAACCATGACTGATGATGAATCTGACGGGCTTCATGACCCGAAGGATTGGTCAATCGTTCACGAAGAGCGTATGCGACTTTTACCAAATGCACCCGCTCAATATAAATGCCGACTTTGCGGACAGACAGCCGATAATCAATTGGTGACTCAAGTAGGTAATCCGTTTGTCAGTGTGCTTTGTGAAGAATGCAAACCACAACCGAGCCGGCGAGCAAAGCGTAATGTGCCAAAACGAAAACAACAGCCGACTCAAATCGTTCCGACTAATCCGCTGTATCTGATTCACTTTGCTAATGTTGATAAGGGTGGGGATATGACTTCACAATAGGTCGGCGTATTCCCCACATCGCGAGATGTGGAATAGTCGGGCAGGGTCGTTGCCGACCGCGCATCTCTCATGCGACTTTCTTGGCGGCCCTGCTCGCAACCCTCATTAGCCACCATTGGTGACATACTCTTGATGAGGCATACTCTCACAGCGAGTCTAATTCGCTTTGCACACACCACACCCAATTGGTCGGGGTCAAACTCGTTCACAGATATTAGTGACAAATGGGGAACTTGGGTATCTGGAACAACCGTTTCATCTCGCACCGCGATTGGTGCAGGTGTGTTGGTTCAGACGACTGCACCGACTCTATTACAATGGCCGCATTCCGGTTCGGGATTCAGAACAACAGGATACACAGACGCGTTTGTTGGCTCGCTTGAGTCGCCATACGCCACGCCACAATTGACCGTTAGTGGTAATGTTCTCACACCACCAACATCGGTTGCTCGCTATCCGACTCATGGCGGAACAGGCTCTCTTCAATCCGCTGTTGATTCTCGCGAAACGCGGATTTTCAGACCGAGTTTTGGCAAACAGGTGTAGCGAGTTTTTCCATCTATCAATTTTGATAGGCCACCTATGTCAAAAACTCGTCAGAATCAACGAGTTTTTATCCTTGATTTTAGAATAAAAATACGCTTCATTGATAGACGATTTTCATTGATAAACAGAAGTGTTTATATACCCAAACCCCCTACGATTAATTAGAGAGAGGGGCCGGACATGGGAAAACTCGTCAGTAATCACGCTTTCAGTCGGATTGATACCCGACTCGTTGGCGATTCAGAGCGAGCAGTCGTTGTTCAGAAGGTTAAGCAGGCACTTAAGGAAAATCCATACGGCGGCGACATGGCAGTTATCACACAGAACATCGGTGAACAGCGTGGTCAAGCATGGGGCCAGAAGAGCAACGGCAACTTGGTCGTAGCAATTGTTCGCAACGGACAGGTCAAGACAGTCATGCTTCGCCGAAGCACACAGACACACGCTCGCAACTCATACCGTGTTCAGACGGTTGTTCGCTACGCATAGGATGGTGACAGATATGGCTACTAACAGAACTTTAGAGAGAGAGAACAGCAACAATCCAATGGATGCAAATAAAAACATCTGTGCGCTTCGTGTGGCTGAATACTTAAATGTTGAAAAAACTGTCAGATACCTTCACACAATAACTGACTTGGTGAGGGCGGCTCGCAAATCATACACGGTTCGCTCACGCATGAGTAAGGTGAAAGGCAAAAGCGTTGGGGCGGCTCGCAAAGCGTTATCCACCATCTCTGAAAAAGAGAACTCGGCGCATCCAATCGGCGGTAAAGTGGCCGGCTACATTATCCGTGTGAAAGGCCATGCAGTATTCGTTGACAGCAACGGCAACACAGTCATTGACACTGACCCACGAAAGGCTGACCGCCGTAAAATCACACACTGTTATATGGTCATGGATGATTTCATCAAGACTCGCGGCTACGCTCTTTATGGTCGCCGAAGTGATTTTTACGATGTGGGAACTGTGATTGAAAATGCGATTCGTGAAATGAAGAATCAAAACATTGGAACTATGTGAAGCGAAAGCCTCAATAAGCGACCACTGTTCAAGACCCTACATGGGCGGGGCGACATTGGATGAGCAGGCGAAAAAGCGTCATAAAAAAATGAAAAAGACTCTGGAAAAGCCAAATATGAAACGGGCTATCCGCAAAGGGAAACGAACTAAATCTGGTCGCAAACCGTTGCGAATCCTGTGGGGTTCAGAACAGCCAACTCGCCCGACAGGTTATGCTACTGTTACTCGCGAACTCGTAAAGCGTCTGGTCAAAAAAGGCCATGAAGTTTTTGTCATGGGTTGGGATTACAACGGCGAACCAATGAAGCATGAAGAGGGTTGGACGATGGTTCACGCGGGCATTGGTGGATTTGGTTCTGAAACAATTGCAGGGGCAGGTTCACCAACAGTGTTGGATATGCACCTTGAACAACTCAAACCGGATTTGTATATTTCACTGATAGACCTGTGGTTCATCGGCCATGCTGTTGTCAGCACGAACAGAACTCAAACACCATACATAGCATATTTGCCGATTGATGGCTACCCTGTATCGTATGCTTGGAAAGACATTTTGAAAATGCTTCACACCCCTCTGTGGATGAGCGAGTTTGGTCGCGATATATTCAGCGAGTTTATCAACGATTTTAGCAGTGATGGAAACGGTGATGAAGGACTCAAAGACCCCGTTCTTGACCGCTACATTGGTGACTCTGGTGAAGTGCTATTACATGGCATAGACGCTGATGTATTCAAACCCATGACGGATGAACAACGAAAGTCAGCGAAGGAAAAACTCGGTTTGAAATGGGATTTCACTTTGCTTCATGTTGGTCGCAACACAAATCGCAAACAAATACCCCGACTCATAAACGCATTCCGTGAGTTTTGGATTCGTAATGACAAACCATTCAATGTCGGGATGATACTTCATGTTGGCGACCCCACTGATTCAACAGGGATGGGTGGGTGGAATCTCCCCCAACTCATCAAGGAGGCGGGGCTTGAAAGTCAAATCGCATTCTCTGACACTACAACAAATCCGTTGTTCGGTTTATCGCGTGAAGAACTCGCCATGTTGTATGGACTCGCTGATGTTCATGTGTTGGCGACAGGTGGTGAAGGATTTGGTGTGCCATCAGCAGAGGCTATGGCCTGTGGAACGCCAATCATACTGCCGGATAACAGCACCGGCCCCGAACTCATTGGAAATGACAACGAGCGTGGGTGGCTCGTTCCATGTGCGACTAATATCGTTGGGCCAAAATGGGGCGTCAATCTGAAACTCGTTGATGAATCAGCATTGGCCGACACTATTCAAGAGGCATACGACCATCCCGAACTCGTCAAAAGTAAAGGCGAGTCAGCGCGTGAATGGGCGGTCAAGAATCTAACTTGGGATTTACTAACTGACCAACTTGAAGAACTCATCCACAATGTTGCTGAAACCAAACACCCGCTCGGAGATAATTCGGAGATGTTGCTATGACCACTGATAGCGAAATTATATACTGCGGAGATTCAACCGAGTCAAAATGCCATATC